CCATCTTTAATAAATGCGTAATGTTTTTCAGCCATGATTAACTCCAATACGTAACTCGTGCATAACCTGAACCGCCTGTGCCACCAGCGTTGTTAGTGGTAACCGCTCCTGCTCCGCCACCACCACCGCCACCGCCAGTATTAGAGGTTCCAGCGTTTCCTGCTACTGCCACTCCCCCACTGCCTCCGCCCGATGAACCAGCGGCTGCTCCATTTCCACCAGAACCACCGCCACCGCCGCCGCCTCCAAACCCATCTATGCCAACGCCACCCGCATAAAATATGCTATTTGAACTGCCGTTATCCGTACCAACTGTACCCGCTCCTCCCTGAGTGCCCTTTCCTGGGGACCCAGGAACAAAAATCCCAGGATTTGCAAGAGTAATAGCCTGATTACTGCCGCCACCAGAACCTCCCCAACACGAACCAGACGAACCAAAACCACTACCGCCGCCACATCCTCCAGAAAGACCGTTTCCGAAGCGACCAGCACCACCGCCGCCGCCACCAGAAGCGGTTGCTAATGAGCCAAATGTTGTATCTCCACCGTTAGAACCAGTAGTAGTTGCGGCAGCATTTCCACCAGCACCACCGCCACCAATAGTTACAGTATATGCCTGACCAGCAGTAACCGTTAAAGTTTTGCGAACTACTCCGCCACCGCCACCGCCTCCGCCAGCATTTAGAGCATAAGTGGAATAGGAATTACCGCCACCGCCGCCACCACCAACAAGAAATACCTCAACAGTGGTGCAGTTAGATGGGACGGTAAAAGTACCAGTAGATAAAAACTCTTGAACTTTTTGGGTTACAGCCCCAAGTGAAGATAATGTGACTGTCATTTAAGCGACCTTCCATCCATAAGTAGTACCAGTAAAGATTAAAGTGGCCGAACCATAAGCAACGTTGATAACGAAGTTCTGGTTAGAGCCGTGAATATAGTTGTATCCAGTAGAACCCGATGGGGCAACTGTGATGTTATTTGTAGCCGCTCCACCTGATGCATCAAAGATACGAATTTCATCGCCCTGAGATGGTGTTGACGGGAGCGTCAATGTAAGAGCAGAAGATGTTGTAACAAAATACTGGTAACGAGTAGCAAGGTTTGTGTTGGATGAGATCGCTGATGTTGTCCATCCAGGACCTGTTGGACCCTGTGTTCCTTGTGTTCCTGCGCCAGTAGTTCCTTGCACGCCCTGGACGCCCTGCACGCCTTGTACGCCCTGTACACCCTGCACGCCTTGTACACCCTGTACACCCTGCAAGCCTGTTGAGCCTGTAGTCATACCAAAGACATCGACTACGTCATTAGCGGCTAATGCAGTAAGACCTGTGATGGATGTTCCGTTGGTTGCTGTGTAGTCAGTTCCACGGATTAACTTGGCGCCATTTAAGAAGACCATCTCATAGCCCGCTGTGTATGGGGCAGTTACTGATGTCTCACCACCAGTAGCAGTGAAAGTAGTCAACTGAGCAGTTGCCATACTTCCTGCTGTGTTATCGATCCATAGGTCACCAGTCGTTGGATATGACGGTGAGGTGTTACCTACGAAGACACGAGTACCAACAGCACCGTCAGTGACGATGTGTGTACCGACTGGGTTATTTTGGGCCATCTTACTGGATCTGACTTCCGAATGCTGTTGCTGTAATGGCGTTGTTTGTTCCGCCCTGGACATAGAGCGTATCAGCGGCGCTGCTATATGTCATGGTGATACCAAGAGTAAATGTCTGCGTTGTGTATGCAGGAACTGTGTACTGGTAAAGGAGCGCGGTTGCTACTGTGTTTGTTGTTGATGCCTTGTTGCAGTACACGCTTACTGTTGCCGCGGTGTTGGTGGTGTTGCAAAGGACAATGCTTGATACGACAGCCGATGTTGAAGTAGGAACTCCGTAAAGCAGAGTCGCTGATGTTCCTGCCTGTGCTTGTCCGAGGATGGAATAAGTAGTAGCCATGGGACTCCTTTAGAGGTATTGGCTATAGGTTAAATGGTACAGACCTGATTTGTGGGCTAAAGTGTCCCCATGAATTTGGTGCAAAAGTCGGTTTCTCAGGGCGGCAAATTAGCCCCTATCATCATCCCTAACTCCCTCAGCAATGGTCTGGGGCTTATGAATCCCTCAGTCTACATAGACGATGATGGGGATATTCTAGTTAACCTTCGTCAGGTTAATTACACTCTGTATATCTCTGAAAATGAAAAGCGCTTTTTTAGTCCTTGGGGGCCGTTGACGTATCTTCATCCAGAGAAAGATCAACGTCTTGTTACCAATAATTTCCTCTGCCGTTTAGATAAAGACTACAACGTTATTAACTACACCAAGGTAGAGATGCTGGAGTTGCATACTCCTATCTGGGAGTTTGTTGGGCTAGAAGATGCTCGCGTTGTCCAATGGGATGGCGATTACTACATGGTCGGTGTTCGTCGTGATACCACGACCAATGGACAAGGTCGCATGGAGTACTCCAAGATTGAGATCGACAAAGATAACTGGACAGTCAAAGAAGTCCAACGAGTCCGAGTCCCTGCTCCATTACATGAGGCAACTTCTTACTGCGAAAAGAACTGGATGCCTGTTCTAGATAATCCCTACCATTTTGTAAAATGGGCAATGCCTACTGAGGTTGTTTGGGCTAACCCTAATGAGCCTGAGTGTAAGCAGGTTGTAGTAAACGACAATGTTCCTCGACCACCTATTGACCAGCGTGGAGGATCTCACGTCATCTCATGGGGCGACTATTACATCTGCATTACTCACGAAGTCAAACTCTGGAGAAACTACCTCAATCAAAAAGATTCAACATATCGTCACAGAGTAATTGTGTGGGATAAAGAGTTTAACTTTGTTGGTCTTAGTAATGAGTTTGCCTTTATGGATACTCCTATTGAGTTCTGTGTTGGGGCCGCTGTTATCAACGACAACTTGCTGCTAAGTTTTGGTGTTCAAGATAATTCGGCTTTTGTACTAGAGGTTCCACACTCTGTTGTAGACGAGATGATTGAAGAGGCAAAGACATATGGGAATTAAAGAACTAGCAATAGATGTAGCATTTGATTCTTACAACCCAGAGAAAAACTTTGCCCTTGCTAATGCCTACTACGATGCAGGGCAGTATGCATCTGCTGCTGGCTTCTACCTGCGAGCGGCAGATCGTGGGTTTAAGACTCACCCAATTATTGCTTACTCATCTCTCTTGAGAATGTCTCTCTGCTTTAGCAAGCAAGGAGATAGAAATGCAACTGTCTACCAAAATATTCTTCAGGCTATGACATTAATTCCTGGAAGACCAGAGGCATACTTCTTACTCTCTAGGATCCATGAGCGCAACAAAGAATGGCAGAAAGCCTACACATTTGCAGAACTTGGCCTTGTCTACACTATGGCCAACTACAACCAGTCACTTCCTGTGTATGTGGAGTACAACGGACCATATGTACTGATGTTTGAGAAGGCTGTTGCAGGATGGTGGTTAGGCCGTAAAGACGAGAGCAAAGAACTGTTTAACCATCTTCTAGATAACGTTGAGATGTCACAAGAATACGTCAGCGGATGTATCAATAACTTAAGGTTGTTCTAATGTTTCCTAATTGGTTTCAATACATATCACCTTTCTTTGATCGCAAATGTCCTACTGTTCCTTTGAGGGCGCTACAGATTGGCACTTATACAGGAGATGCCACTGAGTGGCTATTGATCAATCGAGATGTCATTACACTTGATGATGTCGATACATGGGCTGGCAGTGAAGAAGACCAGCACGAGTCTTTAGACTTTTCCTCTGTTGAGCAATACTACGATTCACGTTTTAAAAATCAATCTAAAGTTATTAAACATAAGATGACCAGTGATGAGTTCTTCAATCAAAATACAAAGACGTTTAATTTTATCTACATTGATGGTAGCCATACCGCTTTACAAACCGCTCTTGATGGGTTAAATGCGTTTAAGGTTTTAGAGCCAGGTGGAGTTATGGCGTTTGATGATTATCAGTGGGCAGAGGGCGGAAAGCCTTTTCTAGAACCAAAAAGAGGCATAGATGCATTCCTTAGCATCTGTGAAGGGGAGATGAACATCTTAGAACTTGGCTATCAGGTGTGGATAACAAAATGCTAAAAAAAGCCTGCTTTGAGGTGTTCCATACAGATACTGGAAACCCTTTCCGTAATAAATCATACGAGTGGATTCTTAAACAGATGGCATTTTTGCCACGACTTGGATCCCCAACAATGTATTTAAACACTGCTGACAAAGTAGAAAACTTCATCAATCTTCATCCACAGTTTAAAGTTAATACTGTAGAAGACTATTGCAAACCAGGAGAAACATTTCCTTCCAGTGCTGGAGTGGTGGGGGTATGGGCAAGCAACTACACCGCCTACAAGCGGTTCTTAGCCTCTGACTACGATACCCTTATTCTTTTTGAGGATGACATTCTTGTAAGTAAAAACTTTAAATCCGTCATTGAAACGTATATGCGTCAACTTCCTGTTGATTGGGACTTCTTCTCCTTCTTTGTTCCTGATGATTCTCTCTTTGCCTACAATGAAGATACTCACACTATTGGGGCAGAAAATGTTTGTATCTCATATCAGCAATGGTCATGCGCTGGCTATATGGTGAGCCAAGAAGGTGCACGCAAGGCTGTGGAGGATGTAGAATCACGAGGCATCAATTGCCCAGTTGATTGGTACATCTTTAACTTCAGAATGAAGAAAGAAGAGAACCAAAAAACTTTCTACACATACACGTTAAAGCCAGGTCACTATCGTCCTGTGCAGTTTTTACAAGGGGCAGCACAATACACGCAGATTCACAACGGAAGTACTGAGTTACTAAACTAGTTACATTCCGCCAAAAAGCAACGCTGTAACTGTTGGATCTGCAGATAGTTGTCCTTGGATACCTTGCACACCCTGTGTTCCTTGGGTGCCTTGAACACCTTGAACTCCTTGCACACCTTGCGTACCCTGTGTTCCTTGTACGCCTTGCACGCCTTGAATAGATAGGCTCTGTACGCCTTGAGTACCTTGCACACCTTGAGTTCCTTGAGAACCTTGTGCGCCAGTTGTACCTTGGATAGATAGACTCTGTACACCCTGTGTTCCTTGTGTGCCCTGGGTACCTTGTGTACCTTGAGCACCAAGGGTACCTTGTGCACCAGTAGTACCCTGGATACCGATCGCACCATCAAGGTTAACTGTCCACGATGTGTATGTGCCAGAACCTAGGTTACGGGTGACTGTAATAGTCAATGATCCAGTGCCAGAGTTATATGCTGTTACATCTCCATAAATAATGTTAGAGATAGTGTTAGCGATAATAACTGACTGACCTACTGAATACGAAAGGTTAGCGGCAACTGTAAGAGTCTGAGAACCAGACGCTGGAAGAGTAAGCGAAGTTGTAGAAGATGTTTGGTACTTATCTCCTGCTGTTCCTTGTGAACCAAATGTTCCTTGAAGACCTTGTGTTCCTTGTGTTCCTTGGGCGCCTTGCGCACCAGTAGTGCCTTGAACTCCCTGCACACCTTGTGTGCCTTGTAAACCTTGAGTTCCTTGGATAGAAGGACTTTGCACACCCTGAATACCTTGAACGCCCTGCACACCCTGTGTTCCCTGCACACCTTGTACGCCTTGAGTACCTTGAATAGATGGACTTTGTACACCTTGGATACCTTGAACACCCTGTACGCCTTGTACGCCCTGAGTTCCTTGCAATCCCTGCACACCTTGAGAGCCAGTAGTTCCTTGAGAACCTTGAACGCCCTGTGTTCCTTGAGAACCCAAAGTACCTTGAACACCCTGCGTACCTTGAACACCCTGCGTACCTTGAGCACCTGTTGCTCCTTGACTACCAAGGGTTCCTTGAACTCCTTGTAGTCCTTGAACTCCCTGAACGCCTTGTACACCCTGTACTCCTTGGGTACCTTGAACTCCCTGAGTACCCTGTAGACCTTGTGTACCTTGGATGGCGTAAGCAACTTGTGTAGCAGTAAGAATGATTCCTGGTGTTACTGGAGTTGTTGGGGTTGTTCCTGCAGAAAGTGTTTCAATAGAAACTGAGGTGCTCTCTGCTTGCCACATAAAAGTAACTACGTCGTTAGCATTAAATGTATAGACGTAGTTAACAGTCTCAATCATTTGACCTGAAACGGAACCGTGTGATTGCGGAACAGTCATTTGGCTATTGGAGTATGGGGCATCTACGCCGTTAATACGAAACCATAGGTTAACGTTGTAAATCTGAGAAGCAGTGTTAACTAATTGTACTGAGATAGTTATGCTATAAGTTCCTTGATGCAGGAACTTAATAGAATTTCCACCAAGTGTTTCAACACCGTTATTTTCATAGGTGTTGTTAATACTGATTGGGTACGCAGTTGTTGAGTTTGCTACTGTTTGGTTAGTAGTGTCGTAGAAAGAACCATAGTATGCGATTGTTCCACCAGCACCAGTTGCACCAGTAGCACCTTGTACACCTACACCACTAGCCTGTGTCCACAAGATAGCGTCTGTACCAATACGGATAGAACCATCTGGGTTAGAGCCGTTGGCATACATAAGCCATGCGGTTCCACCGTAAGTTGTTCCGTCAGTAACAAAAACGTAATCGCCCTCTTCTACCTGACCAGCAACGTGGTTATCTGAATCTGTAGCACGAGTAAGTTTCCATTTAGCAGATGCGCCACCAGTTTGAGTTACTGTGTAAATACCGTTTTGAGTGTGAGTTGCTTGACCAGCAATAAGGACGCGATCACCAACTGCTAAAAGAGGAGTTGTGTAACCATCAATAGAGAGTGTTCCGTTAGTTGTTGCAATAATGTAGGCACCAATACCTGTGCCGTTGTCTGCATCTGCAGAGCCATCGTAGTATGTAGCGCCATTACCAAGTGGAGTAGTTTGAATTGCTTCTACAGATTGGTGAGCATTTTGTGAAGAAACAGGTCCTACAGGTCCTTGAATACCCTGTGTTCCCTGTACTCCTTGGGTACCTTGAACTCCTTGTGTTCCTTGAACCCCCTGTGTACCCTGTGTACCTTGAAGTCCTTGTGCTCCTTGAGTACCGAGTGTTCCCTGTGAACCAGTAGTTCCTTGCGTACCCTGTAAACCTTGTACTCCTTGAATGCCTTGGACACCCTGAGTTCCTTGCGCTCCCTGAGCGCCAAGTGTTCCCTGTACTCCTTGCGTTCCCTGGGTACCTTGAACACCTTGGGAGCCATTGTATCCTTGAGTACCAAATACACCTTGAGTACCTTGCACACCCTGTGTACCTTGAATGGCTTTACCTTGAGTTCCTTGAGTACCTTGAACGGTAGGTACAGATACATCAATGGTTTTGCCTGTAGAGTGATAAGTAAATGAGATGTTGTTCTGTGTTCCGCTTGTTATCGCGTTATACACATGTTCAGGAGTTGAATACAGGTTCTGAACACCCTCTGGAAGATCGTCAGTGGACCCTAAAGCCGCCCCTGAAATAGCGGTAGAAACTTCTTGTAAAGATACTCCAGAGTCATTCCACTGAGAACCATCGTATACACGAATTTTACTAGAGACTGTATTGTAGTAAGTGTCTCCAGCAGAATGGCCCGTAGGGTCGCTAGTTAGGTGCAAAAGACCTAGCGGTACGACGTAACTACGGGCCATCTGTAAAACTCCTCACTTAGTACTGAAATATTGCCTTACGTAAAGTGAGTATTATGCCTTTACTACTACTC